TATATCCGTGGATACAAGACTATGCTTATGCATTGGTGATGATGAGTATAGGTCAAGCACGTGAGAAATTTGCTACTATTGCTGGTCCACAAGGCGGTGGCAGTTTAAATGGTGCCGCACTTAAAGCAGAAGGACAGGCATTGCTAGATAAACTTGATGCTGAAATATCAACTTATGCCGACGGCGGCACCCCTTTAACTTGGATAACTGGTTAAATCAATAATTGACACCTGGCAATAAAAAAAGTATAATATACTATATACAGAAAGGAATAGTATGATTATATCAGTGACAGGCTTCATCGGTTCAGGCAAAGACACAATCGCAGATTACCTAGTAGCAGAGCACGGCTTTAAACGTGAGAGCTTTGCTGGCACACTCAAAGATGCAGTTGCAACAGTATTTGGTTGGGACCGTGAACTATTAGAAGGACGCAGTGCAGAAGGCAGAGCTTGGCGCGAACGAGTAGATCCGTGGTGGGCCAAACGCTTAAAGATGCCGAATCTAACTCCACGTTGGGTATTACAAAACTGGGGCACTGAAGTATGTCGTCAAGGGTTCCACACTGATATATGGATAGCAAGTCTTGAAAACAAACTCCGTAAAACAAATGAAGACATTGTAATTTCAGATTGCCGCTTTCCAAACGAACTTAAAATGGTTAAGAACTTAGGCGGTAAGACAGTACGTGTTAAACGCGGCAACGAACCTGAGTGGTATAATGCCGCTAAAACTGTAAATGCTGGTATGAAGAAGATTGGATGGGCACTAGGTAAAAGCGAACTAGATAATCTAGGCATTCACCCAAGCGAGTATGCGTGGATTGGTACTAAGTTTGATGTTACTGTGACTAACGATGGTAGTATTGAAGAACTGTATGCTAATACTGAGTCGTTAATTATATCAGAAATCAGGAACGAGATCGCCCTGAGTCCAGCCTAATCCTTCTTTAACAATAGTGATTTGACAGTTTGCGCAAATAGTTCTTAAATTAATTGGTGCATTATTTTTTAAATTGCCATCGACATAATACACGCTGAGTTGTTCTTTATACTTTGCCTTAAAGCCGCATTTTTCACAATGCGGCTTTTTCTTATACCCAGCAAGCATCCAAGTCGGTTTTTGTGGTGCTAATTTTCTATTCTTTCTAATACAGCCGCTACACCTTGTTCGAAAATGAGTTACACCACCACGCTTATAGTTAATTGCTGCGGGGTTTCTAGTACAACTCTGACATAAAGGACGAAATTCCATACAGTATTTATAGCAAACCTTTGCCAAAGGCACCTTAATAGACTATATTTTGATAATACTGATAAATATTTTAAAGTATTATAATATAAGGATACTAAAAATGGCATCATTAATTTCCCCAGGTGTATCGGTTACCGTTATAGACGAAAGCCAATACCAACCAACCGCAACTGGTACAGTTGCTTATGTATTATTGGCTACAGACCAAGACAAACTAAATCCAGCCGGCACAACTGCTACTTATACAACTAAAGCAAATGCTGGTAAACTAATTAAAATTACTAGTCAACGTGAATTAGTTACTGGCTTTGGTAGCGTTAATTTTCAAGTTGATTCTAGCGATAATCCTATTCATGCACATGAATTAAATGAATATGGTTTACTTGCAGCATACAGTGCATTAGGTGTGTCTAATCAAGTATACGTTCAACGTGCTGATGTTAACTTATCTGAGTTGGCTGGTACAAGTATTCGCCCAACGGGTTCTGCAGCAGACGGTACATATTGGTTAGATGTGAGTACAGGTGGTACCAATTGGGGTATTACAGAATGGACTGAACTTGGATTTGTATTACAAACACCAACAGTAATCACTGACACTGCACAATTAACTAGCGGAGTACCTTTAGCATCAGTTGGTGCAATCGGTTCGTATGCTGTTAACACAGTAAGCTCATCAAACCCAATTTACTTTAAACGTTGGGATAACACCTGGGCATTAGTTGGCTCAGATGAATGGCAACTTGCAGTACCGACATTAGTAGGTACTCCAACCGGAGCTACATTAACAGTTGGTGACAAAATGCGCATTAACAATGTTAATGTTACATTAAGTGGCACTACAGTATCGTCTGCAGCGACAGATATTAATACTGCATTAAGCGGAAAAAATGTTACAGCAACAGTTAACGTTGCTGGCCAACTTGAATTGCGTATTAATAGTTTGGCTGCAGAAACCGGCAATCTATCAATACCATCAGGTACACTACGAGTTGAAAAAGGTGGCACATCAACCATTGGTGGAGTAGACTGCGCGGTGAAACTTGGATTACTTTCATCTACTAGTGCTAACTTAGTTGCATTTAATGGTCCAACAGTAGCATTTGACACATATCGAAATACACCAGCTTGGAGAACAAGTGATCAAACTCCTCGTCCAGTTGGTTCTGTGTGGCTTAAAACATCAGCTACAGGTAACGGAGCAAACTGGGGTATTAAACAATACAGCGCACTATTAGATTCATGGGTAGTACAAGCAGCACCATTATATTCTAGCGATACCGCGGCAATACAGGGATTGGATTTAGTAGGCGGCGGTAGCCAACTCGGTGTAGGTACAGTATATGTACAATATGATAATACTCCTACTACAGCTGAATTAGTAACTGCAAAACTATACGTTAAAAACGTATCTGGTTTAGTAAACATAACAGGTACAACACCAACAAGTCCAATTGTATTTGATGCGAATGATGCATTTATTATGGAAGTTAGTGTACCGGGAACAACTGTTACACAATCTGCAACTATTAATTTAAGCAGTACAACAGCTGCAAGTTTAGTTGGTGATATATTAGCTGCAAACTTACCAAACATTGTTGCATCAGTTACATCGGCTGGTGCAATTAGTATTAGTCATCTTGCTGGTGGTACTATTAAATTTACACAAACATCAGGTACTCCGTTAGCTGATGCAGGTTTAATTAACGATAGTAATATGCAGGTAATAACAGCGGGCACAGTTTACTTAGCCAGCCCGTTTACTCCATTAACATATACATATTCAACTACTGCGCCTTTTAGCAACCCAGCTGATGGCACATTATGGTATTATAATTCAGCGGTTGAAGTTGATATTATGATTCACGATGGCGGTAATGGATGGAAAGGTTACAAAAACGTAGTTAATGATGCACGTGGATATGATTTAAGCGCAACCGATCCATCAGGTCCGATATTAGCAGCATCACAACCAACTACCCAGGTAGCCGGAGCTCAATTGGTGCCAGGCGACTTGTGGATTGATACAGGTGATTTAGAAAATTACCCAGTAATTTATCGTTACACTGGCGCGGTGTGGGAATTGTTAGATAATACCGATCAAGTTAGTGCCGATGGTGTATTGTTTGCTGATGCACGTTGGAGTACTAATGATAGTACAGATCCAATTGTTGACGCTATTCCAAGTATTGTTGATTTAGCATCAAGTAATTATTTAGATCCAGATGCACCAGAGTTTCAACTGTACTCACGTGGTACAATTTTGTTTAATACACGTCGTAGCGGTTACGGTGTTAAACGTTTTGAAAGTACATATTTTGCTGATGAGACTAACCCTCCGACAGAAATTGGTGCATGGGTAAGCAATAGCGGAGTTGATCAAAACTTAGTTCCTTACTTCGGACATAAAGCAGTTCGCAATGTTATTGTTGAAGCTATGAAATCAGCAATTGAATCAAGCGTTGCATTACGTGAAGAACAAGTACAGTTTAACTTAATTTGTGCTCCTGGTTATCCAGAGCTAATCACTAACATGATTACTTTAAATAACGATCGTAAACAAACTGCATTTATTATTGGTGATAGTCCACTTACATTAAATTCAGCTTCAACACAAATTGAAGCATGGGCAAGCAATCAAAATCTTGCATCAGACAATGGTATGAACGGTCTAGTAAGTTCAAGTGAATATTTGGGTGTATTCTACCCAAGCGGATGAGGTACAGACTTAGGCGGCGAAAGTGTAGTTGTTCCACCAAGCCATATGATGTTGCGTACAATTCTTCGTAGCGATAATGTTAGCTATCCATGGTTTGCACCGGCTGGTGTACGTCGTGGCTTAATTGACAATGTTAGCTCAATTGGTTATGTTGATGTAACTGATGGTAATGCATTCCGTAGCATCGGTGTTACTGCTGGTCTACGTGATGTATTGTACACACAAAGAGTTAACCCATTAACAGTATTACCGGGTGTTGGTCTAGTAAACTATGGTCAAAAAACTCGTGCAGCATCAACTAGTGCAATGGATCGTATTAACGTTGCTCGTTTAGTATGTTACTTACGTAAAGTATTAGATGAAGTTGCTCGTCCGTTCATATTTGAACCAAACGATACAATTACACGCAACCAAGTTAAACAAGCATTTGAATCAGTACTTAATGATGTAGTTGCTAAACGTGGTATCTATGACTACTTGGTAGTATGTGATACAACTAACAACACACCGGATCGTATTGACCGTAATGAATTGTATGTTGATATTGCAATTGAGCCAGTTAAAGCAATTGAATTCATCTACATTCCAGTACGCTTGAAAAATACAGGTGGCATTGCAGCAGGTGTTTAATTAAGTATGTATATAATGGGAGAGGTAACTCTCCCAGTTATAGACTAAAAAATAGCTAAATATATAAAAGGAATACTAAGATGGCAACATCATCATTAAGCAAGTTTACCGTACCGCTAAGTACAAACCAAAGCGCCAGCGCACAGGGTTTGTTAATGCCTAAATTAAAGTTCCGCTTTCGCGTAACATTTGAAAACTTTGGTGTTAGTCAACCAAGTACTGAGTTAACTAAACAAGTTATAGATTTTAAACGTCCTACATTAGAATTTGAAGAAATTTTAATTCCAGTGTACAACAGTAAAGTCTATCTAGCAGGCAAACCAACGTGGACCGCAGTTACTTGCCAACTACGTGATGATGCGTCTGGTGAAGTTAGCAAACGTGTTGGTGAGCAACTACAAAAACAATTTGACTTT